GGCAGCGTGTCGGGGTGCAGGTGCTCAATGGTGTCGGCGCTGACAATAGCGTCCAGATCGCGCAACCCGTCAAGGCACGAGCCAGCGGCGATGTTCGGCAGCCTATGCCGACGGAAGCGCCACTCGGCGAAGGTTCGCTGCGGACTAGGCAGGTCGATGTAGTAGACCTGACAACCCCGCCGTGCGAGGGCGATGGCAAGGGAGCCTACGCCCCCACCAAAGTCGGCCACCCGCCCCTTTACCAGCAGGAGGTTGCTTACATCCCGCCAGTAGGCATCCATAGAGTTGAAGCCAACGAGGTCTATGACATAGGCTTCCTGCTCCTGGTAGAAGCGGTCAACCTCATCAGGTGCCTGCGGGTCAGCCTTCTCCCAAGCTGCGGCCAGTTCCTTCTGGGCAACACCAGGGTCGAGCTTGTCGGGCAGTTCCTTGCCCTGCTCGGCCCAGTAATCGGTCAGGTCTTCCAAGGCCAATTCTTTCTCAGTATGATAGGATGAGTATTCGAGGACATCCTTAAAGGTAAACTCGTACACTCCCATGTGGCCGACCGACGTGTCTGCCCTTAGCCACACCTCCATGCCGAGGTCTTGCACCCTCTGGCAGAAGGCGAAGTCCTCAGACAGATACTCGGTGTAGCCTTCGGGCTGCTCCTGGGGGAACGGCTGGAAGAAAGGCCACATACCTCTAGCTGAATGATCGGTGCAATAAGGCAGCGTCCCCGACATCTTCTTAAGCACTGCGCGGGGGATAGCCATGAAACCCGTCGCTCCGTACTTTATCGGGATCGGCTTGGCGCGGCGGCCAACGCGAACTGGCTCCCCGTTGTCTAGCTGTCGGAAGGCGAGCCACGGGTGTTTGCCCCTTCGTATCGCGTAAGGACTAACAGCCACGGCCCGCTTCTCCAGGGCAAGGTCGATGACCTTTTTCAGTGTTTCAAGATCGAACTTAATGTCCGTGTCTATGAACACAAGGGGGTCATACTCTTCGCCCCAGTCCTTTAAGAACTGAGAGGCGACGACAGACCTTGCCCTCGAAATTAAGGCATCACCCCAATGGTAGTGGATGTCGTACCCAGCTTCGTCAGCCTGATGTAGACAGTTGGCGGTCGCAATCTCAAGGTGACGCCAAGCGCAGATTCCAAGAAGTGCCTTGGTTTCCACGATTTACCCCCTATGAGTAGTCTGTTGGTGTTATGGTTGCGATACCCGAAGCGTTCCAGGCAATCGTAAAGTTGCCAGCGGAACTCGACTCATCCTCGCCAAAGTCTAGAAAGCACAGACAGGGGCTGGTCGTGTTGGTGCCTGTGTTGGCGTAGACAACAGCGAACTGGGCGGTGATGGTCGAGGTACTCCAAGTCGAGTTGTCGCCGTCGAGCTTGATGACGTTCGCCGAACTATCGATGTTGGGGCTGCCAATATCCATCCCCTCCGCCGTGTAACCAGTACCTGAGACTTCATCCCCGTCCACGTCGTTGATGTAGTCATCATCGTCCTGGCTCGGCAGGTTGGCGTTGGTCAGGAGCATGACCCTCAACTCGCTGGCGTTCTCAACGTCCATTTCCTTCAGGAACGCCGTTACGAAGGCGTTTGCGAACCACCATGCAGATACAGCCATCTACTTTTCCTCCTTCCCTTTAGGCTTTGGTTTTGTCGGGCCAGCAGTGGCAACAGCAGGTACAGCCCGAATCGTTACGTCCTTTCCCATTGCGATCCCTCCATCACAATCGGAACCAACCCAATGCGCGGGCGATCCGCTGCTTCGCGTCGCGGGATAAGGGTTATGTTCCTCTTCTTCATTTCCTCCTTGAATACACATAGATCAGCATTGGCGGTGTAGGGAATCCAGGCATCACGGCCATTACGAATGTTGTCCGCGACCCCATCCAGCCACTTGGCATATATTTCCACGGCTTCCCCTCCTACGGCGTGAACGTCTCTCCGTCTATCTTCGTGCCGAAGTCGATGCTGAATACGACCTTGCCTTCCTTCTGGATGTAGTTCTCGTCAAGCGTTGTGCTGAGTGATTGTGTTTTCACGCCAGATAGCAACTCGTCCTGCTCCGTGAGCAACGCCATGCGCTGTTCGAGTTCGGCCAACCTAAGTTCTATATCCATTACGAATACTCCACCACCCTGAGCGTCAGATCGCACTGCTTCTCGGCCTGTTTCGTTCCAACCTGTTCCCGCTCCACATACTCGTAGTCGTGGACGATAACCTTCATGGTGCCCGCCGCTGGATCGTCGGGATCGGTCAAGGTGTAGGTCTTGCCACTAAGCAGCGCCTCGATGTCGGTCTTCATCTGCGTGAGCGACCGCTTCTTGTCGAGTCTGTCGGCCAGCCTCACGCTGCAACGGATAGCAGGCTCTCGGCGCGGGGATTCGATGAGGTTGACGGTGATGCGTTCTACTACGGGGCGGGCGTCGTTGGCATCCGATACCATCTGTGTTCTTAGTTGTAGACTCCGCCCCGTATCGTTGGTGCCCGCTGTCCAGAACAATCGAGTGAACGTCGTACCGACGGCATCTATATTCGCCCCAACCTGATTGAATCCACCGCCGTCCCAATCTGCGTCCATGCGGACGTATTTCTTATCGTCAGCCTCAAGGGTTCCAGAGGTATGAACCTCAATGAAATGCCCTGCCTTCGGCGTTCCTGGCGAGTCGAGATCGATACGCGGAGAGTAAAGATAAGGGGTGCCGCCTATGTCACTACGATAACCGCTATCTGCGGGGTTGATGGAGCCGTCTTTGTTTAGAATGAAATAATAGAGATAGTTGGCAACAACGCCCGCACTGAATGTCATCCACAAGCGCGGTGGCGTTGTAATGGTGCTAACCAGCATGTCGGAAACTGTATAACTGGTTGTAAACCTCCCTATTGCTCCGTGCCAGATAACCTCGCCAGCCCCAGGCTCGTTAGGTTCCCGCAGCCTACCCGTCAAGAGATAAGTCCAGTTGTTCTGAGCCTTGAACGCGCCATAAATCCAATGCCCAGCCTTCGCTAACGCCGTGAAGTAGCCCCCACGAACGAACGATGCGTTTGTCGTCAGAACCTCTGGCCCCTGCGTTCGAGAACTTAGTCCCGTGTGCCTGTAGAGGCCCAGGATCGAAGGTGCCCACAACATCCCCTGCCACTTGGCAAGGCGAAGGCAGTTGCTAGAGCTTTCGATGACTTCGGGGATTTGGTTCCATTGGTTCGCATCGGTATCGCCCCCGAACAAGCCATCAGGCTTCCCCACATACAGCCAACGGCCCCACTCGTGTAGAGAGTTGATCCCTTGGCCTGTATCTCCCACGCCGTAGAGAGCGCCCCAGGTGGTGCCATCTCCAGGGGCCGTGTCGTTTGTTCCCCACGTCCACGAGGTTCCCGCAGGGAGTTTGGAAATCTTGCCCTTGTCACCGAGCGGCACGCCCCAGAGGTCGCGCCCAACACGACAGAAGTGCAAAGCGTCACAAGCGTTGCCAGCGACATAGGTATCCAAGGCCCCTGAAGAAACCTTGAGAGATGTGTTAGCGGTTACGGGAATGTAGAGTTCGTTTTCCCAGACAGCGCACTGCCCTGGCGGGCCGCCGTGGTTCGTTTCAGCCTCACCCTGGGCAGCTATAGCTCCACTGCTGTTAATGCGAACGTAGTAGATATCGTTGTCAGCAGTGGTTACTCCGAGGGCGTAGATGTATCCTTGGTATTCGATTAGTCGGTAGAAGGTATGGCCGCTCGCTGCCGCGAGCGTACCGTCTTCGGGGCCAATGGTGATCTTGTTTGGATGGGTCGCGTTTATTCCGAGCGCATACTCATACGTCCCTGGCTGTTTGAGGCGGCTGTGCCCCATACCCAGGTGCCAGGTATCGAACGTGACCTGCTTCTCGCCGCCCCCAGGCTGCACGGGGACAGTGGCCTCACGCCACAGCCGCGCACCCTTCTTGTCGCGGGCGATGGCGTACCGCTCACCGTTGAGGACGATGACTTCTGGGTGTTGTAGCTTCGACATTTAATCAACCCTGAAAAGGCGCTCCCCCCCGAAGCCCCAGTCGCCAGGCGGGTGGGGCATGAACAGAGAGTCAAACGCCGTTGCCCGACGCGCCCATTTGTCTTTCTCTACGCTGAATAGCGATCTCTCATCAGAGGGCGTCTGGGGGCTGTCAAGCAGGTCGTAGCACTCAAACATGGTCTTTGCCACAACCCAGTCCAGATCGGCGTCAGTGGTGGCTGTGTCGCTGCTCAGGGCAGCGTAGGGTCGCAGGCACTTAACGAAGATCAAGCCACCTAAACTGAACGGCGGGTCTGGCCTGATGTAGACGGTGGAACCTTCCACCTGCTTGTAGATATGGGGCCACTTCTCCCCAGCGCACTCGTCGGGCATCCTGCCGCCGCCAGACTCTAGCTCCTGTCCCTGAGCGCGGTAGACTGTATCCCGCACCTGTCTTTTACTCGTAACCCAAGAGGGCATCGCGTAGCGGCGCTGCCGCCCCCGCAATAGCTGAACCTGATCCCAGTAAGACACACCGCTGTTCGTCATGGTTTGGGGCCGTATCTGTAGGAGTTTACAGTCAGCAGGAATCACGAAAGGAAACGCTAGAATCTGCCAGTCTAGTTGGGTGCTGGTTTCCGACTCGATAGCCACGCCGCTCGTCGCATCGTAGGCTGAGAGTTTGCAACTGGTAGCTGCTGCGCTATTCCTAGCAGCCGCCCAGACATAGAAGGTATCGCCTTCCACGACGTTGAACTGCCGATAGGCGTAGGCATCCCCATCGTCCCCGCCTGTGGCGTCTGCTGTGATCGAGAGGCTTTGGCTGTGACGGAAGACGTTGGCTGCTGTGGTATCCTTCGCCAGCGTAGCCCCCGTGCCTGCGGTATAGGATGTTGTACCCGACGCTTCCATGTCCGCGTCGGGCAGGAGAGACGGGATCGCCATCGTCTCGTAGTCCATCTTCCGCAAGGCGTGGCTGATGCAGTCCTCTATACGCGAGGGGTGCAGGACGTGGAACAACTCATAGGTATCTGTAGCTGCTGGCCCAGTTGTCCAGGCTTCGTCAACTGTGAAGGTTCCTGTTGAGGCAACGAAGCTCGCTATGCGCTTCCACTTCCCGTCCTCATCCCCTGCCGTTGGCATGATGATATCGCCCGTGAAAGGGTAGTTATCCAAGAGAGACGACTTGAACACTGCGTCGTCTACGAGGGTGGTGGTTGTTCCGTTCGTCGCCGCGCTCACGGTGATCCCACCACCAGAGAGAAGCCTGTTAACTTCCTTGCGAATGACCTCACGGGTGTTGCTCACCGCTTCCTAGCCTTTCGTTTAGCCGCCTTCGTCTTGTGGACTGGGCCAGCAACCGTCCGCCCCCCTCGCGGGCCTGGCTTACGTGTCACGGCCACATGGATATAGCGCCCCTTCTTGGGTTTAATCGTGCGGTAGCGAACAGCGCCGCCCCGTCGCCTAATCTTCTCCTCTGGCATCGTTATCCTTCTTGTGGCTGTATTCGTGTTGGTTCCGCCCAGACTCGGAGTCAAAGAAACGGTTGCAGTTCTCGATGCGGCAGTGGTATATCTCTGGCGCAGGCCCACCCTGGCCCTTAGCCATTGTCTGCAACGCTTCAAGCTGCTGTTGCCGAACCTCCCTGTCCTTCCTTCTCTCTTCTCTGGCCTGCACATCCTGTATGAGATCGTAGGCTGTGGTGTGCTTTCTCCTCATGTGAACCCTGGCCGCATACTCCGTGGGGATGCTGTCACTTAGGCAGGTCTTACCCGCCAGTCCGATCCCGTCCAGCCAAGGCCGCTTTTCGTGTTCGGGGTGTAGCCAGCACTTCAGCTTTGTGCCAGCGGGAACCTCTACGGGCTTGAGACTGTAGACCCGTTGCCCAGCCATAGGGTGATTGGCGGGAAACCTCTTGCGAAGCTGGAAGCGCAACTGGTCTGTCAAGATGTTGCTCTGTCTCCCCGAATGGCGGTTCCAGACAGAGAGCTTGCCGGCGCTGGACATGAGCTTCATCGTGCCCTCGCCCTTTGGGATTAGGCCCTCAAGCTCTGAGGTCACGTCCCTCAGTACCTTTAACGTGCCGCCTTCCTGCTGGGCCTCCTCAGCCGCCACGTCTACGAGCGCTTCCTGTATTTGATCCTGTACCTGATCTTGAACCCGATCCTGAACCATGCTATCTCCTCCTTGAGATGCCTGGGCCGTAAACACTCTGGCCTACTAGGGCTTTCTTCTTTTTCTCCTCCTGTTTAAGCCAGGTGTCTATCAGCGTGCTTCGGCCTTGTGCCTCAGCGATAACCTCTTTCTCCCACGTTTGATCGATACGCCACTGATCCGCGATCTCCCTCAACTGCGCGACGGAGTTCTCCCATAGGCCAGGGATATTGAGGCCGCCACAGTCGTACAAACTTGCGTCACCCATGTCGTGAATGTGCCGCGTTAGGCGATCTCCACGATTCACGGTCACGATCTGATACCTGTGCCGCCCCCTCATGTCGGTAAGCTGGGCTTGCTTGAATCTCCTGCGTATAGCGAGGGGAGTTGTGACGACCTCTACAAGCCACCAGCACGGTTCGTCCTTTCTAACCGTATCGGTGATGAGGGCTAGGCTCATTGAATTCCCTCTCTATCGCCTCACGGGTCGCTGCGAGGCTTTTCTTCGCCTCCTCGATCTCCTTCAGCTTCCGTTCCTTCGTCTCCTCGCTGTCCTCTGGGGACATCCTGACTACTGGCATCACCCCTCCAGTTCAAAGTCGGTTATGACGCCGTTCACGATCTTGATCTTCTTGAACGTTCCTTCGTACTCGCCCGTTATGCCTGGGGCAACACCAGAGGTAAGCGAGCCTAATATAGCCAGATCGACTACCTTGAGGGCATCGAAGCCATCCTGATCTAAATCCCACTGGCCCGTGGACGGATTGTAGGTTCTCCACTCGTGAGTACTCGGTTTGTACCAACGACACCCAGGCCCACCATAGCTACCGCTAGGTGCAGTTTCAGAGGTGAACGTTGTGTTTGCCATTGGTCTAGACCGCCAGTTGGAGCATATAGAGCTGATCCCCGCCGCCAGAGGAAGTTTTCGGCAGGAGATATCCTGCCCTCTGGTAGCCACCAGCAGTATCTCCCTCAGCCTGAATATGTCCGTACAGGGAGCCCTCCGCGCCGAAATAGATTTCGCGGTCATACGCGGTAACGCCTGGAACTGTACTGATAACCCTGCCGTAGCACGGCCCCCAGGTCTGCCCCCAGTAGTAACTCTCTGAAGCCACTACACAATTGGGCACGCAGACGATGCTGTTGTAGTCGGACGCGGAGTGTCGTGTGTCGTAGTAGATGCTGGGGTAGCCAGTAACCCACGTGGTGCCATTGGCGATGGCTTCCTCCAACCCGCCGTCAAGGTACAGTTTGGTGTCAGTCGTATCTGAAGCGTCGTTGGCGAGAATACGTCTCACCTGAACACGGCCAGTAAATATAACTACCCATCCATTCTGATACTGATTTTTGGTGGCTGTCGTGTTTACCACCTGAATCTCGGTGTCCCCGACAGAGGCATCTTGGTTGGGTTCCTCGTTGGTAAGGCTCCAAGAGTCATTGTTGCAAGCACCTTGCCACCTTTGTAGGGCCTCACCAGCCCTGGCATAGTGATAAACCCTGTCGTCTACCACCAATCTTGTGCTCAGAGGATAGAGCCGTGTGGTGCTATCCTCATAGACGCTTGGAGACGGGCCAGAAATCTTTGAGACCGCAACGCCGCCTACAACGATATCCAGTGTGTCTAGCGCGGCATCCCGCCGCCAACCTCGGTAACTTGGGTGTGCTGCGTAATTCATGTCAGGCATTTCTTTATTCCTCCTCAGTAGCGGCTAAGGCCGCACTTGATACTAAGTGGGGCCAGTTTTGGGCCTGACCCCAAAGCCCACTACTTCAGGTCGCTACTCGGGATTTCCGCCCACATGACGTACCAGTAATACTCAGGGCCAGGGTCGCTGGCATAGGCGTAGACGTTCAGGGCCGCAGGCCCAACCAGGAACATCGGTACGTCGGGTACCCACAGAAACTGATGCCAGTTGATGTCTTGCGCCACCTCAGGGGTGCAACTGTTGATGAAGTTCCCAGAGAAGACTTGAATCCCAGCACCAGCAACGGCGGTAGCCCCGCTGTAGAGATCGCAGGTGTTCGGCAGAGGCATGTCGGTGCGCGAAGAACGCACCTTCTCCCTAGCGCCCCCACTTGCATAGCGCACGACCTCATCGATCTCGATATGGACTAGAATCTCACCACCAGCTATCGTCCCGTCCTGCGAGAGAAAGACGCCCAGCGGAATGGCTGTAGTACCCTTCGGCACGTCCAAGAGAAGCGCAGGAGAGGTATCGGCATAGGAGGTCTGCGTAGTGAGAACCGCAGCGTGGTCGGAGTCGGCGGAGATGAAGACTCGCCCTTCCTTCGCCAGCGCCCAGACATGGGGACTCATCACCAGTGAGCCATCACGTATGGCCCTCGGCGGCCCCACATGACCGTCCGCCGTCTCGCGTTGAGGCGTGACAGCCTTCCGCACCTCAAGGTCTGCTGTTAGAAGCTTTAGGTCTGCTGTTCCTCCCATCTCACTACTCCAAATCCGAACTGGGAATCTCTGCCCACTTGACATTCCAGTAGTAGCTGGGGCCAGCGCCTGCGGCGGAGTAGGTGTAGATAAGTAGAGCCGCTGGGCCGACTAGAAACATGGGCACAGTAGGCGTCCATAGGAACTGGTGCCAGTTGATGTTATCGGCTACGGCGGGCACAACGTCCTCAACGAAGTTGCCGCCGAAGACCAGAATGCCGTAACCAGCAGCAGCGGTAGCCCCACTGTAGAGCCTGCAAGCGTTCGGTATGGGCATGTCCGTTCTCGAAGAAAGCACCGCCTCACTAGTACCCCCACTCGCGTAGCGCACAACGTGGTCGATCTCGATGTGGACGAGGATTTCCCCGCCAGCCACTGTGCCATCCTGTGACAGAAAGACACCTAGGGGGATCGCCGCAACACCTTCTGGTACGCCCAGCATCAGCGTCGGGGTAGTGTCGGCGTAACTCCCCTGCCCCGTCACCAGGTCGTTCTGGTCTGCGTCGGAGGAGATGTAGACCCGTCCCTCCATAGCTAGCGCTGTGATGTAGGGACTGTTTACCAGCGTACCGTCACGCAAGGCGCGTGGCGGCCCTAGATGGCCGTCTTCCGTTTCACGCTGGGGCGTGGTGGCTTTACGCACGTCAAGCCGTGCAGTTACAAGGTTTACGTCAGCTTGACCTCCCATCTCTATACCGTCCAATCCCTGTTGGCCTCGACCAACAGATAGTCAACATCCATCGTCATTGCGGTCGTCCCGCTCACAACCTCGACCCCCACTCTTATGCCCTTCCACCTGTAGCGAAGATGTAGTCAGAGTAGGCAGTCCTCGCAGCTTCTGCCCGTGTCTCAACACAAACGATGGGGCTAAGGCTGATATCAGGGCTGACGGCATTTTCCTTCGTGACGATGTGCTTGCCATCCATGTAGAACTCTGCCGTGCCATCTACGTTCACCACAACCCGCAAGCACTGTTGCGTGTCTACTACAGGCGTGCCGCCCTGAGCGGCTGACAGGAATGTGACCGTTGTATCAACGTTTGTATCAACGCCGACACACCCCCAGCGATCAGTTGCCGAAGCGGTATCGTAAACGAAACCAACGGCATCCACAGCTGTGCTGGTAATGGCGTCAGAAGCACCGAGTTCGATAGGCATCTCCTGACCAACGTTGTCCGTCCATCCCACAAAGTAGGCGACCGTCGCGACACCAGTTTTAGGCTCAAATAGCACCTCAAGGACGAGGGTGCCGTTTTCAGCCTGCCAGTTAAGCCCTGCCGATAGATGCGCCCTGTTGCCAGTGGTTGTGCCAGTAGTGCAGGTGGCCTTGCCACCCTCTTGGGCAACGATAATGGCCGCAGTACCACTGTTCTCAGCCACACCAGCTATTCTGCCGTCAAGAGTAGCGCCGATGAAGTCATCGAAGAGGCGAACCTCTCCGAATCCAGTCTTCGTAGTCATTTATTTTCCTCCTCCTGCCGCACTCTTTCGTGCGCTAACAGGAAACTAAACCTGCCTCTCCTCCTATCACGCAGGAGCGGTCGCGTCGCCAAGAATCTCAGCGATGAAGGCACCCGTGGTGCCTGCCGCTAGGCGCTCGCCGTACTGATACTCGTCGTAGAGAAAGAGTTGGTCGGCCCCGCCGCCGTATTCCTCACGCCGCTTGGTGGCGGTGCGGGGACTGTGGCCCTCTACGAGAATCAGCCCGAAGCGGGCGAAGATGTAGGAGTTAGCGTCGGCGGTGACGCCGCCCTGGTTAGTGGGGATGTTGCCGTCCACGAAGATGTTGGCCCCACCGAGCGTGCCGCTGAACCCGCGCTTGAAGGTTTCCTCTGTCATTCCCGAAGGAACGGCGTAGGTTCCAACACCAGCCACGATCTGATCCTTGATGTCGGTGAGATGGTAGGCGTGCAACACTCCGTAGATCGGGCTGTTGCTCGGCTCGTTAGCGTCACCGATGCTCACCCTGTCAACGGCGTGAGCGAAGTCCGAGAACTCCACAGGGGTCGCCGTTGCTCCGAGGTTGATGGTGGAACCATCAAGTGTCGTCAGACCGTCTTCGTCCTTCTTCCGCTCGATAGCGGCCTGGGCAACTCCCCCCATCTGTCCCGCAACGTTCTTGCTGATCCGCCTGTAGGTGCGGTCTGTCACGATGGTCGTGATTCCCGTCACAGTAGGCGTGATGGTCAGCAAGAGATCGGCGTACTGCTGGGGGTTGTCAAGAAGCGTTGTCTCGGTGACGTTCTGAGCTTCCATCTGGCTAAGAGCGATCTCGTTCCAATCGAGTCCTTCGCCCTCGGAAAGCCGATATCTGTCGGCCAGCTTCGGCACCTGTCCAGGGAACTCCCGAACTACTCGCGCCTCGGCAATAATGGTCGGCAGGCTATCAGCTAGTGAACCAGTTGTAGTTCTGCCTGTCGTCATTTAATTCTCCTTAGATGTTTCTTGGGCGGTAGCCAAACCTTTTCTCAAAGGCGTCTGCCTTCTGTTCACCACTTGCCTTGGGGTCTTTCATAACCTTGTCGAATTCCAATTCCTCCTCGACAGGCTCAGTCGGCCCCATTGCTGGGTGCGTTGGCTCCGCCTTCCGTGACGAGGCCAACTTCGCTTCTAGTTGCGCGTTAACCTCATCCTTGATCTGCTGCTGGCTCTCGTTGCGGCTCATCATGTTTCCCCTCATCGCCCGAAGGAAATACTCGACTGAGGCGTTAGGGTCGCTGCCGATCTGGGCACCGAGAACGCGCTTCTCCTCTTCGGTCATCGTGATCCACTTCTCGCGCCCAAAGGCTTCGTCAAGCGCATTGACCACCTGCACAGCGCCCTGATTCTGGGCGCTGAACACGATTGACCTGAGCGCAGCTACGCGCTGTTCCTCGCTCAAGTCGTCCCAGGTCTTCGCTGTCGTAGCGATCTGCTGCCCCTGCGCTAGTTGCGTCTCAAGCTGGGCCTCAGTCTGTCGGCGCTGTGCGTCTCGGCCAACGTCGACCTCGCCTTGAACAAGCGATTGAAATGCGCCATGTTTCAGAAGCTCCTTGCGATCCTCTTCAGGCTTCGCCGCAATTTGTTCCAGCCATTCCTCCTGTGTGAGCTTCGTTGGCTCTTCAGCCTCCTGTACCTTTGGCTCAGGAGTCTCGGATGTAGGCTTAGGCTCTACCTCTGGGACAGCCTCTACAGGCTTCTCAGTAGATGTGACCTTGGCCTCCACCTGTTCCGCCTGAACCGTGGCCTCGGAAGTCTTATCCGCCATGAATTCCTCCAAATGAAAAAGGGCCGCGCCTTTCGGCACGACCCTAGCGTTGTGTCTTCGGGTCTAGAATTCCGTATTCTGCTATCTAGATATTATACGCCGACTGCCTCTGGTGTCAAGTAAGCGGGTGCGCCGCGCCCCCAGAACACCGAGAGTTCGGGGTGTTGCTTCCAGAACAGGGTGCGCATCGGGTTTCGTAAACGGCTTTCCATCGCTGCGATCATCGCCGCCTGCGGGTCGTCCTTCCCGACTACCGCGATGGCGTGGTCTAGGGGAACACCCTGAGTTGCCACCATCGCCTGCGCCTGCTGCAAGATCGCCTCAGCCCGTTTCGCTAGGTCGTCGGGCACGCCAATAAAGCGCGGGATGGCTTGATATTCGCGCATGGACTCCTTGGCCTGCTGGTAGTAGGTTTCTATCAAGTCAAGCTGGGGATCATCCCAGAAGGTAGTAGCACGTTTCTTGATATAGTTGACATCTACACCAGCGGCCTTGGCCTCTTGGAGTATCTGCTGCTGTTCGACTTCATAGCGTTCCCACTCTTCGTCGGTGGACTGCCCAAACACGTCCATCTCTCGCTCGACAGCCATATACTTGTCAGCGTAGAAGTCGGGTAGAACCTCTGACTCTTTCGGGGCCTGCCCATCCAAGCCAAGGCTATCGCTGAGTACCTGCCAGGTTTGCGCCCTCTGCGCCTTAGATTCCTTGACAAGTTCGGCTGCCTTAGCACCCGTAGGATCGGTTCGCAACGATTCCAGTATGGCTTCCTTCTGTTGGGTCTTTAGGTTGTCCATGTAGGCCGTGCGTTCACTGAAGGCGCTGCCGTACTCTAGGCCCCTCTCCAAACGCTCGGCCTTGATCTCCTGCAATTTAGGGTGTGCGGCTACGTCCTCGCGACGCTGGATAACTGTAGTTTCGTCCCACTCTCTGCCAGTCTCTTCTTTGTAGCGGCGGGCGAAGAGTTCGCCTAGTCTTTCAGAGGAGACGTTCCAGCCTGTAGCCTGGATAATGGCACCAACGTTCCCGATGCGTTCGCGTTCTTGGCCGAAGCCCACGAGTGGGATAGGGGCAAGCAACTGCTCACCCGCAAACAATACCTTCTCCTGTAACGAGTTCAATTCCTGTTGCCCAAAGAACCGCTTTTCTTGAAGCTCCTGAATGAAAACTGAGAGTTGAGGCGAGAGGCGAGTCATAACGAAGAACTGTGGATTCAGCATACGGAACGGTGTGTCGGCCTGCCCCATGAAGTCAAGGTAGATGTGTCGCCCAAGCGGAGCCTCAAGGTTTAGATGCTTGCCGATAGGCCCATCGCCATCGAGTCGTGGACGGGCAAAGTTAGAGTTGTATGTAGGTTTGCCGTCCCGCATGACTATCGGGGATAGTTGGTTTACCGTCAAAGGTTCTCCCGTCATGGCGTAGTTGACAACCTCAGCGAAAGTCAACGCTCCGAGCAGATAAGCCGCCCACTGCTGGCGGTAAAGCTCTGGGTTCTTACCCCTGATGGCACGAGGGATCATGCGCATCCAAGCCTCGCCCTCATTAACCGAGAAGGCAACACCGCGCCCCAGTTGGCGTAGGCGTGGGTTCAAGACCGAGTGCCAATCGGGGATGCTAGACATTAAGACATTCGTTTCTTTTGCCGCCTGCGCTGCCACCTGACGTTCGGCCATCTGTGGATACTTCGCCCGTAGCTCCTTGAAAATGCTCTTGTAGAAGGCAGACCAGTATTGAGGGTGCGCCGAGTCATAAAGGCCGCTGGCGACGTAGCGGTACATCCCATTCATTACCTTCTGTGTGCCTTCGGTAGCCTGCCGCAAACCCATTGGCAAACGTGCAGTGGGAATCTCCCCAATGATGGGAGCCTTCATAACCAGATCAGGCTCCAGCGATGATCTCATCGTGCGCTTCCAGACATCGAGGCCACCAATAGGAAGCCCACCTTCCTCAATCGCCATCGCTATCTCTGGATCATTCAGGAGTTGCTTCCAGAGCCTGTTCCTAGCGGGTGGGTAGAAGGCACCTTGCCAAGCCTTAGCTGCGGCAGGGATAGCCCTGGCCTCAGCAGCAGCGCCCACTAGATCGCCCTTAGCCGCCAGCTTCACCGCCTGAGATGCAGCACGAAGAAGTGTACGGTTCTGCAAGTCCCAATACTGAAATAGACCAAACAAGACCTTGGCGCGTTTGAACACGCTCGTAACGTAGGCCGCCGAGTTCTCAAAGCCCTCAAAACCGAAACCGAGGATGTGAGGGAGCATCTTGTTATCCTCTGGCGAAACGGCTAGGGGCTCAGACCAACGTATCCCAACTGGCTCCTCTACTGCGCCCTCAACTACCTTCGGTTGGCGAGTATAGGGCTTGCCCTGAAACGCCTTATATGGCGGAGTCTCCCAAGAACGCGGTGCTTGCGACACTGGCAGAGTGCGTCCTTGTGCTTTCCACGCCTGGATCAAGACCGCAACGAAACGATACTCCTCTAGCTCGGCTGCGTGGATCGCTGCCATCTCATAAGGGTTCCAGGTGAGGGGTTCGCCGCCAACCTCTAACGCCTCAGAGAACGTTCTAGGCATTGTTCGGCGCGGTATGACCTTGGGAACCTGGCCTGGCATCCCGACTCTACGCCCAGGTTTCGCGGGGCCGCGAGTCGGCTGGCCCTTAGCCTCTCTAGCTATGTCCTCGAATATCTCCCAGTTGCGCCACTTCCGCGTAAAGTAAGTCGGGTCTTTCAACATCCTTTGCTCGAACTCAGGAACGTCAGCCAAAAGACGGCGCTCCTGCTCACGCATGAACGGCTCAACATCATCGTAGACAGACTGATACTTGGCAGGCGGCCTCCCTTCACCATGAAGCGCCTTGTATAACTGCTCCATTTCTGGTGTGCGTTCGCCGCCAGTAGGTATCTTTGCCCTGCTAGACCCTTCCTTCATCCAGATGTCGATCTGCTTTCCGCGAAGGGCTAGGCCGCCCTGGAACTTCGCCCAGTCTGCCTTGGCAGCCTGAACGTCGTGATGGCCTTCTAGGAAGCGTGCCAACAGTTCACCGCTAGGCTCCTCTGGTGGTGGGCCTTTGCCCTTCGGCGGCTTTGGGGGTTTAGGCGGTTCTGTTGGGGGAACCTCGCCCGTTGGACGGGGGCGAGAGACACGAGTCGTTGGCTTGGGAATCTGTGCTGGCGCTTTAGGCGCTGCGGGCTTGGGAGCAGGGGGTGCTGTTGGGGCCTCGCGCCTAGCCCATCCTTCCCGCATCGCTAGTTTGGTTAGGCGATTCTGTTGTGCTGCCGTGCGCTCCTTAAAGGCTACGGCTGTTAATTCCTTCAGTTCTTTCGTCTCTGCTACATTAAGGGGGCGGCCAAGTTTCGGCTTCGGCCCCCCTATTTCCTCTACCGCCAAGCGTCGAACCGTCGGCATCACACGTTCAGCACCCGCACGCGCAGCAGTAGGGAGTTGTGCAACGCCACGCATCGCAGCCCGTTCGAGGGCGGGAATCGCCGCTGGCCCCGCAAGCATCCCCGCCGTCTCCAACACGCCACTAGGCCCCACACGCACAGGGCCTACGTCCGCAACAGGAACGCCCGCCGCTTCTAGGCCCTTGCCAGCAACGCCACCAGCCACGCCGCCAGCAACCATGCCAGCCGTTAACTGAGGCATCAGTGCCGTAGCATAGGTTCCTAGAGGGCTTGTTAGCCCTGCTAGATGCGGTGCAGCTATAGGGCCGACGACAGGGACGCCATGTATCTGTTCATACTGCTGCTCTGTCATCCTGGGCGTAATAGCCCATTCTCCCACACCCCTTGCTACTTCAGGCATAGCCGCAGCTGTCGGTATCACGCCTTGGGCAGCGGCCCGTTGCAGCCCGCCTACAGCTTCCCTAACTAGGAGGGGCCTTCCTTCATCGACGTAACCTGGCCTCTGAGCAAGTTTGGGCAGCCCCCCTTCCTGCCATTTCGCAGTCTGCGCCCTCTGTTTCTCTTGCTGCTTCCGCCAGGCTATATCACGAGGGTCAACAGTAATGTCAGCAGCCACTAATGCCTGTTTATGGCGTTCGATTATGCGCTTCGCAAGAACCTCAAAGATACTAGGTTCTCGCTGGCGCCGTTGTTCTTCTGACTCGTAGAGCCACGAATTAGCCACAGGACACCCTTAACGTGTTATGATCCCCGTGTTGGAGGTTCGTTATGAAACGTGTCATAGCCGCTGTAATAGTCGTCACTGCTCTGACGGGTATCGGGTTTGGTGCAGGATTTGGAACCAACGCCCTTCTTGGAGACGATAGTGGCACATCGCAACCTAGAATTGTACGCCCTTCACCCACACCAGAACCGCAAATCACCTGCAATAAGGATATTCTTTGCGGCCTAGCGCAATTCCCAGGCCCACGCGATCCATCAACAAAACGAATGATGCGAGCCTGTGGACTTGATCCCGACTCCAAGACAGCAATGTCCTCAATCATGGTTATCTGTCGTCGGCAATCCTAACCCCACCTCGGCACGGGCTGTGCGATTCCCGTAGGTGCGGCAGCGTACATCATCCCCGCCGCTGTCTCAGGCATGATGCCCAGCGCCCGCCACATGGACTCTCGCCCACGTTGAACCTGCCAAGGAAGCCGCTGCCAATCGGTAACGTTCTGGCCGAAGGGCGCGTAGGGAAGCGAGACGCCAATTTCAGGCAACTCCAGTCCGCCCGTCCACGAGTACGCTGGCACGTTCCCGTAGAGTTGGTCTATGAACGCCTGCCAATCCGTCCCTCCGCCTGGGGTTGTTGGCGTAATACCACCCCCGCCGCCTGGGGGCGGCTGGTGATAAGAGATCACTGGTGTTCCTCCTCCGCCAGGGGTTACAGCGGTAGGCGTTGCAGCACCACCAGCAGCTTCCCTGCGGGGCGGGCCTCCGCCATACGTCACGGATGCCCCTCCATACGGCTGGACACGCGTAACTTGCTGGCCGTACCCCCCTCGTTGCCCAGCAAACCGTGAGTAGTCAGTCGGCGCAGGGCGAAGCCGATTCGAGATATTCCCAAAACTGCTCTGCTGTGGCGACCTTCTTGCCCTACCCCCCAGCACCGTGCCTAGCGTCTGGCCCGCAGCCATTCCGACTAAGCCGCCGCCCTGCATCCCTGGTATGCCCAGCATCCTCTGTAGAGGCTTTACCTGCTGGGACGCGATAGGCGTGACCTGTAGGCCCTGTGGGGTGGCCTGAGCCAACTCTGGGCCTCCCTCACCAACGATTGCAGCGGGTGTTCCCATCTGAGCTTGACCTGGCATCCCCGTCTGGTACAGACTCGCCATGCTCGTGATAGGCGTTGTGCCCGTAGCGGCCACAGGTGTAGGCGGGGCCTGCTGTGGAAGTACGCCAGGAACAGCCGTGCCTGGCCCCTGTGACATGTAGTGAATGTAGGACGCGAGGTTGATAGGCTGCCCGAACTCCCTACTCTCCTGTATGCGGCGCTCCATCCCTATGCGCTCGCGCTCGACCTCCGCTTGGAGTTCCGCGATCTGCATCCTCGTGGCGTTATCCATCTGGGACACGTCACGCATAGCCTGAGCAGCGATGTTTGCCGCCTCTACCTTTGCCCGCGCCGCTTCCGCAGCCTCCGCCATGCCCGCGCTGGCGTAGATTCCAGCGACCTGGGCATTAGAGGCAGCATCCATCTCGGCCATCCGAATGCTATTAGCGAGGTCTCTATCAAACTGTTCGAGGCGTCTTAGATTGTATTCCTCATAGAAAGACTGCTGCCGATCCCACTGCTGGGCCTGGGGATAGATAGGCGTGTAGCCCATGCCCGTTGTGCCAGGCTTTAGCGCCGTACCTGCGGAATAGCCGCTAGCACTACTCCGCATACGCCTTTCAAGCTCTCGCCCTTCGCGTGCTAGGGTCGTAGGATCAGCGCCTGCGGCACCTGCTGGAAGTGGTATGTTGAATGGCATCTTATCTCTCCCTTACCATTGCCTTCTTAATTCTGGAGGTAGAAGTTCAGAATAAACCCCTTGAGCCGAACCAGCGCCCGCCCCGCTAAACACTCGGTTGTACGCCTCCATGAAGGAATCAACATCAAAGCCACCAGGAGCCGTCGTACTCGTTGTCGTCGGCCCCATACCCGTAGGCATAGGCATCTGCGGATAGGGCGGGATGGTCACTGGCGGCACCTCTGGGAATGATTCCTGTGCCTGCTGAAGATAGGTCTGCGGGCTGAGGGCTGCTGTCGGCACCTGGGTTACGGGGCGAGGTTGATAGCCAGCGCCACGCTGCTGCCGAAGCGCCCCAATCGGGCTTTCTGGCCCATATCCAGGCTGGTATTCCGTGCCAGGGGCCAACATCATGTCCCAGAAGGCCCTCTGCTCCTGGCCCGTAGTCTCAGCGCGAGTAGTAACAGCCGATTCGCGCTGAATACCCGCTAGGGCTTCGTTCAACTGGAGATTCCCCGCCGAGAGTTCCCCCATGTATTTCTGGTAGATACGGTTGGCCTCTTCGTCCGCAATGTCATAAGCCTGAGTCTGGATTGTCACCTGCGGCCCCTGCATGGCGTCTTGAATAACCTGATTGGCAACCGTCCAAAGGCTAGCTTCAGGACTCTGGGGATCGGCAACAGCTTTGCGGATCACCTCGAAGGCCCACTCCAGCGCCTTAGTGGGATCGCTAGGCGGCGTAACCTCGCCCGTAACCTTCTGCTCCCTTAACTCTTTGTCTGGCGTCTCTGCCATCGTTACCACTCCTCCAGGCCAATCCTCTGCCTGACCTGCCCACTGAACCGCGCTCGGAAGGTTCTGCTCGATGGCCCAACCTGCGGCCCTCTGCCCAACCTGCCAAACGTGCCTCAAGACTTGCGTAGGCTCGGTTAGCCCCTGCGCTTGAGCGCTTTGATACCCAGGCCCAACACTGTTCTGCATCGCCCACGTTGCGTTGAACCAAGGGTCTTTCCGTTTGTTTACATCACCAATGTTAGTTTCGTGAATCTGGAATAGCCCGTAAGACTTGCCGTTGTCACCAGACAGGCCCCAGTTCAGGCCGCTCTCCCCGCCCGCGATACCCAACGCCACCCAGTAGGGGATTCCGTACTGTTCCGCTACAGTGCGGATGATCTCTTCAATTTCATCCTGGCTGTACGTTGCCATGCTTCCTCAAAAATGATTTCTTACCCTTCGTGATCGTGCGGAGGTACTTGGCGATGTCTTCAACCTCTGCCTGGCCGATAGCTTCTTGTCTGAAGCCTGGGACGAAGGCGTCCCTCATGTAGAGTTCCATCGCGGACAGTTGCCGATGACCGACGGGGATCGTCTTCTCAGGCACGGCACGGTCGATGATGTCCATGCGCCGCCGCATCTCTTGAACGGCAGCCTTTACTTGAGGCTCAAGCGGGTTCTCTGCCATCACACACTCCTACGGAATCATGCGGGGTCCACCAGGTAGCGCAGACGGATAGCCTGGTGGTCGCCCGCCAATGTTGGGCACGGCCCCCATGCCCCCTGGTGGCCCAGGTGCCATCCCAGCGCCAAATGCGCCAGGAAGCCCCTGTTGTAGCTCAGGCGGTAACATAGGCATCCCAGGCATCCCTTCAGGCGCTATAAGCCCCAACTGCTCCCCAATCGCCGCTATCGCGGGACTCTCCCCCGCCAACCTCTCGATAAGCTGTGTCAGGAGGATTTGGTCTACCTCTTCTCTCTTGAATAGCCGTTCTAGCTGTATCTTTTCCTCGACCTCTTCGGGGTACTCAATGTCCAGCCAGTCGGTAAGGAAGGTTCTGAGGTCGATGGCCCCTGACTGCCAGAGTTGAAGCCCTGTCTGTGCTCGCAGGTGTTCGTCTCTGGGCAGCGCGGGCCGAAGGTGAACGCGACATTCATAGAATCCGTCTATATCTTCTGGCCCTAAAGGTGCCCACTTTCCGCCCCTCGGCCTCTGCGCTGCCCAGACCCAGACATCTGTCTGTGCTTTGTCTTCGATAAGGCTCCAGTAGAACTTCACCATGTCTGCCAAGGCCGCTTCGTGATTAGAGACAATCGGCCCCAGGAGGGTGAGAACGATATGGAGTACGGTTTGGGCGAGATACCCCGACCAGTCGGAGCCAACCCCCTCGCCCCTTAAGACCTTGGGCAACATGCTCGACTCAGCCAGCCCCATAACGGCGTTGATCGATTCGATGAGCATGTTGGGCATCCCTTGGGCAAGGGGCATACTGATCTTCCCTGGCGCAATGTTCATGGCCCCGATCTCAATATCAATCGGCAGCGGCCTACCATCAGGCCCGAAGAGGTGTGCCACCATCGGGTTTCGTTCGTCAGGCTCCACGAACGGCGTTGGGATGCCGCTGACGAGCAAGGCGTTGGTCAACGTAGTAAAGAGGGTGTCGATAAGGGGCGCAAACTTGAGAAGGGCAAAGGTTACAGGTAGCGAATCCTTCCCTGGTACATTCGCTTCGGTTGTAGCCCCACGTACCTCGAACAAGGGGATGCGGCCATAGCCATGTTCAAACCGCTGGATCGTCTTCCCCTCAATACGATAGAAGACATGAGTGTTCGTCCAGATCGTCTCAAACTTCACCCTCGAAGGAACATGGCCGCCTTTAGTCTTCTCGGTTCCTTCCAAGAGGCCCCTTGTGTTCTTAGCCCCGAAGGTCGATTCGACATCTACCAGCGGCCTCCAGGTTTCAACAAGGGTGAAATCTGCACCCTCGTCTCCATAGAGGGGGTGGTAGGTCATAGGATCGAGCGCCCGCCAGGAGAAGGGGAACCGCGCTTGACGTTTATGCTGCTCGACCCTCTTGAGGAAAGCCCTGGCCTCTTCCTGCCTCTTCCTTTTAGGGAAATAACTCCACCTGTCGGGCCTCCACAGGAACTCATAGAGGCCCATCCCTAGAGACACCTGGGAGAATGAGGCGCGGGGGAAGGGCTGTTGTTGTAACCCCGCCTCTTGGTTCATCCGCGCCAATGCGCCCTTTGTGTGTCTCTCTTTCCTTGAAGCGACCCTCTCAGCCTCCATTGTGATGTCGCCAGGGACAGCCTCGATGCGAGGGGGATTCTTAACGATAGAAGCCGAGGTTCGCAGGCACATATCGTGAACGAAGGCGTTTTTTAGCTCGATTGCCGTCTTCCTGGCCCCAAAGGGAACAGCAACCTCCTGCTCCATCATGCGGAACTTGTAAGCCTTCTTATGGAGATCAATGCGGGGCTGGTTATACTCCTTGGCCCGCTGAATGTATTCGTCCAGCTTCTTGTCGGGGATTTGTCTGTCCGAGTAGGCGTCTCTTCGCATCCTGATCTCCTAAACCATTCGGTAGGGAATACTCATAGCACTCCTCACAGGCGAGTTCTTCGAGGGGGTCATGGGGTAATCCACCGAGAACGGGGTGCCCAGGATTCTCTCACCGTCCGTAACGGCATACTCAAGGGCGTCAATGGGGTCGTCCCTGCCCGCCTTCGACTTGACCTCCGTAACAGTCCCAGGCTTCTGCATCTCACCCGAAAGCCGCAGGGCGTTGATCAGGTGCGTAGCGGTGGGCGTGACGTATAGACGATAGGCGAATGTCCCTTCCGCCTTCTCGAACCGCGAGGCGACAGCCGCCACGCGGTAAATCTTGTCGTTGTTGAAATGGGCCTTGAACGCGGGAATCTGAGAACGCACCAGGTGGGAGATCAACGTGGGTTCTGAGGCGTCACAGAAGAAATACTTGATCTTGTGCTTGTCTCTTAGCTCCTGACATTTCCGCACGATGAGGTCGGCGGGGTGCTGTTCGGCGTGGAACTCATCTATGACGAAGGCGACACCCGTGGACGTGAACCCCACGACCTCTACGACGAAGGCAGAGTTCCAGCCCCAATCGACACCAGCCACCACCATCTTGAAGTCCTGTGGCGGCTCGTGGACGTGCTTCTGGCGGTCGAACGTGGGGTAGGTGAGGTTCTGTGCGCCAATGAACTCCCCACGCGCCTCCTGGTTAAACAGCGCCCCCTTGTAGACCCTGTGAAGCCGCTTCAGGTAGCCCCTACCGACGTTCTTTTCATTGTCCTCAGTCTGGAACTGGTAAATCGCGCAGATTTCGGGATCGGTTCCACTGTCGAAGACCTGGTTGAACCAACTCCCCACCCTAGGAGTGGTGGTGAGCCACATCTGGGGGAAATAGTCAACTCGGATGAAGCTCCTGTGACCCTCGACGGATAAGACCTCCACGTCGGGGTTGTCTTCGGGAACGTGAACCGTGTCTACCCACATCTCCCGCGTGCCCTGCCGCAGTCTCCCCTGCAACGTGTCGTAGCACTCAAACCCCTCAGCGGGGGAGTTCAGCGCGGCTTCGTCATAGACCGCGAAGGCCAACTCAGAAGCCCTTGTGGAGCTAGGTTCCACCGCAGACCGCCAATAAATCTCACACCCATTACTCAGGGAGATCGTCTGGTGGCGGTTGTTGATCTGGGGTTTCAGTTGCGGGGGGCAGAGTTTGTCGAAAATCCTCTTTAGCCCCAGTTGATACCTTCCATAGTCAGCGGCGACAAACATCCCGTAGGCACCTGGGTACTTCCGTATATAGCGGATGGCCTTGGTGATCGCAGCGTGGGTCTTCCCCGCCCCCTGCCCACCAGAGCCGACAACTACCTCGTGCTCATCGTCTAGGATGAAATCCCTTTGGGCGTCGCTGTTGGGTTTATACATAATGAAAAGGCCCTGGCTTTCGCCAAGGCCCTAGCGTTGTGTCTTCGGGCTAGGTTTTCTTTTCCCAGTCCTTCAGTTTGACTCCCTTATACTTCCTCCCCTCGAAGTGAAGGAGGATGACGGATTTCTCGGTGCCGTATTTCGCTACGACCCCAAGCGCCTGCTTAACGTCTTGGATTAGCTCGCGCTCCCAGCCGTCATCCATTTTCTAGTATTATACCACACGAATCAAAGGGCCGTTCATCAGCGTTCTGACGACTCCTTTATTGCAGCCTCAAGCAACTCAGCGGTGCGGCTTTTGTGCCACTTGTCTGACGGCAGAGCCTTTGCGACAGCGAGCCAGTCCACATCAGGCCAGTGGTACACTGCTTCCTCAAAGAGAGCTTTGGCACAGAAAGTACACCCGCCATCAGCCTCAGCCATTATGAGAATCATCTTTACCGCATCAGCCTGATCCATCAGCGCCCCCTCCATGCCTTCTGCCTTAACAGCGAAACGCGTCAAGAATGACGGATATCCGTTCCCTTGAACAGAATCCTATCAGAACGCAGTAAGCACCATCTTGGCCCAAAGTCAGCCGAAGGAACCTGCCGCAGCGGGGGCAGTGATATGTCACTTCCTCGGCCTTCCTGCTCCAACTCGCTTCCCTCCCCAACTTGATTCTTTTTCAAGTTGCGGTTTCATGGTCACCGTAACGGGCGGGGGAACCTCAACGTCCCCTGGGCCGATCTTGATTTCGAAGGGATTTAGCTTCTCCCACAACTCAGGGTTCTTCTCCTCTAAATAGGCCATATATGCGCTTTCAACCTTTTCCTGTAACACTTCCTTCTCCCCGTTCCAGTAGAACCGCGCAGGTGCAGTTAAATCCCCACACCAACACCTCTCACCTAGGCGGTGCCAATGGTAGTCCATTTTCTAAAAATTACACGCGCCCGCTCACACAGACGATGCATCATACGCCGCCTGGAAGTGGCTATGGCTCCAAGCGTTAACCACCCCACAACAAGAACAGATACTGCGAGCCCCATCCACTAAGAACGGCACCTTGTCATGGTAGGTAAAGTGACAGGAACCACAGACGATATCGTAGCCCTTCTTCATACTGAAGACGTTCCAAAGCCCGTTCCCAGATATGTAGTGCGGGGCCACAGTAGATCGCGTCTGCATGTTCCCCTCCTTCAAATTTTACACGCACGGTACAGGCTACTCCATAAGCCTGATAGACCTCAGAATGTTGGAGTGAAAGGCGGCAACCAATTTCTCTTCGGGGTTATCCTTGCGGATGAAGTAAACCCACCCGTAGTCGTGGGGCTTCCAGGAATCTGCCTCAACTTCCTCGTCTGGCCTACCATCGAGAAACGTGACCTGCCACTTCATGCCCATTCTCCCTTCTCCAAAATTACACGCGGGCTAGGTGACATAGATACTCTATCGGTGTCCCCCCGCGCTTCGGTGTCCCCCCGCCTTTCTCACGTGTTTGTATCTGCATGATCGCACTATAGTACATAGGTAAAGTAGTTTAGATACGAAGCGCTCGCCCTGAACCGTGCCCATGCGAGGCCTAGATACGATGGCTCGCTTATGGCTCATCTTCCTCGACCACGGGCGGGATTGCCTCTGGCGTCTCCTTGGGCTTGGCCTTGCTGCCCCACAGCCCTAGGTACTCGCCTATCCGCTCTAGATAGCGCAATCTAACCTGGGGCGGCGTCTTTCCGTCCCTAACCCGCCTCCAAGCGAACCTAATCACCTGCTTGGGCGTGGGATCGGAGCTAGCCCCCTCGCCCATAGCCCTACGTCTTGCATCGGCTGACTCTCGTATTG